GGTATTCATTACCTCTTTGGCTTTGCTTACCATGTTTGCGCCCCATGTGGCTACTTTTGTAACTGCTCCTATAATGCTATTCCAGATTTTCTGCGGTAGCTCCTTAACAATGGTAATAACCTTTGTTACAAATTCTGTAATCACGTTGCCGCCTTTTGCCTGCATACGTGCGCCCCACTCGGCTATTTTGTTTATGCCGTCCGCTATTGCTCCCGCAATCTGTCCCGGCAACTCTACCAATTTTCCTATAATGGTACTTACTAACTTTGCTGCTGCATCTGCAATTTTCGGCAGTCCCTCAATCAGTCCCGTTACAACAGCTACGATAATCTGTGGCATTGCTTCAATCAAAAGCGGGATTGCGTTAATAATTCCGTCTACCAGCGCTACCACAATCTCTGCGGCATTTTCCAGAATGAGCGGGATACCCTCAACCAGCGCATTTATGATAGCCGTTATAATCTGCGGCAATCGTTCGATAATCACGGGCAGCGCTGCTATAATACCGTCTGCAAGCCCAGTTACAAGCTGTATCGCTGCATCAATCAGCATAGGCACATTGTTTACCAGAGTTTCCACGATTGTAAGCACTGCATCTATCACACTTGGTATCAGCTCCGGCAACGCCTGCCCCAGCCCCTCTGCCAGTCCTGCAATAATCTGTACCGCTCCCTCTGCTATATCTGGTATCAGTTCTACAATACCGTCAATCAGCGTTGTTACGATTTCTACGGCGCTCTCTGTCAGAGTAGGAATAGCCGTTATAATGCCGTCCACGAAAGACGCTATCATATCTACACCAGACTGTACGATTGTCGGCGCACTGCTTACAATTCCGTCAGCAAGCCCGGTTACAAGCTCCACGGCAAATGTGGTAATCTGCGGCAGCATATCAGAAAGCCCGCTTACCATATTTGCCAAAGCGTCGCCAAAACTCTGCGCCATTTTCCCCATATCCCCGCCTGCTGTGGCTGCGCCCTGCTGCAATTCATTTGCAAATTGGCTGAAAATCGGCAACGCCTGCTCTCCGATAGGCATAATAAAGCTGGTCTGCAATATCCTGCCTGCGCCTTTCATAGCCTCGCCGAATGTATCATACTTAACGGCGTTAATCTGCCCCATTGCGTCCGTGGTCTTGCTTATCTGTCCCTCAACGTCCATAAGGGAAGTACAAGCATCTGCTCCCATATCTTCCCACATAGTACCCATAAGCCCTACGCCTGCGGTATACTGTAGGCTTTCGTCGTCGCAATTCTTCAGCGCCTCGCTTATCTGGTTCATTGCCTCTTTTGCGCTGTCGCCCCCGGCTTGGAATTTCCCCACCATTTCGTCTGCGTTCAGCCCCAAACTTGTAAGGTATTCGTTTGCCGTTCCGTCATTCATTCGTATGCTAAACTCTTTGAAAGCGTCGCCCATTTTGTCAATGCTCCACACGCCCTCATTTGCCCCATTCTGGATAGAGTTAAACATATCCTCGGCGCTTAGCCCTGCCTGCGCATACTGGTTACTGTATTCGTTGATAACGTCCAGCAAGTCCCCGTTCTGGTTAAGCCCCTGCTGCGCTCCCTGCGCAATCAGGTTATATGCCTCGTCGCCGGATATTCCAAACTGCTGCATAAGCTGCGTTGCAGCCCTTGTACTTTCCGCTACGTCCATTTCAAACGTATCACGCAGGGTTAATGCGTTGGTCGTCATTTTTTCCAGCTCGTCCACTCCCAAATCGCCCGCCTGCTGCTTGACTGTTGCCATAGACGCTGCTATATCTTCAAAGCCCTCGCCATAATTGCCGTTATAGATATTCTCCATAACCTGCTTATACTGGTCTGCCTCTTCTGTCGCCGTTCCCGTAGATGCGCAAAAATCATTTAACGCCCCTTTCGCCTCGTCCGCTTGGCTTACCGTATATGCAAGTCCTGCTACTACTGCCGTGCCGATTGCTGCGGCTGCCGTACCTATGACGGTTACGCCTTTTGCCATTGCACCGCCCAGCCCGCCTAAAATACCGCCCAAACCAGAAAATCTGCCGCCTGCGCTTTCTGCCTGCTGTCCGCTTTCCTCAATTTCCTTACCCATATCGTCTGCGGCTCTTCCGGCTTTTTCCATATCCGCAGCTGTCTTGTTAAGCTCCTGCTCCGTTTTTACAAGTGCTGTTTTTTGGTAATTTAACTGTGCCTCCAGCTTTTTGCTTTCCTCGCTGTTTTGTCCCGTTGTTTTCCGGCATTTCTCTAATGCCGCCTCGGTTTCTTTTACTTTTTTTGCCTGCTCTGAATAAACCCTTTGTAATACTTCCTGCTTTGCTTTCAGAGCCTCTACGCTGTTTGCGTTGTCCTTATATTCAGCCGTTACAAGTTTCATTTCCGAATTAAGCACTTTAAGGGTGCTGTTAATTTCCTTGCAGGCTGCTTTATACTCTGCCTCGCCGTCAAAACTTAGGCGTGTTTTAATGTTCTGTGTCTTATCAGCCATAAATTACAGTCCCCCTAAAGCCTTGTCTATATCGTCCATTTCTTCTGCGGCTGTCGGTTCTGCTGCCCGCTCTTGTCGGAAAATGTGCGGGTTATATTCCTTGTGGTACTTAAACAGTGTCACAATCTGATACGGCGTTTTTCTCCACGCCTCACGCTCTCTGTACCCCAGTAGTCCGATTGCGATATACAAAAGCCGTGCAGTATCTAATTTTCCTGCACGGCTGCCACTTCCCCCGTTTCACTTTCTCCGCTTTCCTCTTCGTCCCCGTTTCCGTCCCCGGCTGTTCCTGCTGCAAAAGATGCAAAAATAGCGTTCTGTACTTCCCGGATATTCCCTAAATGTATCAGCCTGCCTACCTTGTCCTCGCTTAAAAGCTCTGCGTTTTCGTCCTCTTCTAACAGTCCCTCGTTAATCAGCATAGTAAGCAACCATTTGGTATCCTTTACCCAGTCCTTGTTATTCTGGTTAAATACCTCTGGCAGCTTGTCATATCCCCCGCACTTGTCCTGCAATTCTTCCAGTGCATTAAGTGTAAAAAGTAATCTGTACTTTTTCCCTTTCAGTTCCACGGTATAACCGCCGTCATTCATTGCGCTCATGGCATAAAATTAAGGCGCAGCCTGCGCTACGCCTTTCTCCTTTCCTCATATTCTCTTTTTATACTTCTGTCATTTTGGGCGCTGGTTCTGGTACTGTCGTAAACCATGTTGTTGCTGGTTTATCTTTTTCTGTTCCCACAAAATCAGCTTTCCATTTTGCATCTTTCTTTCGCTTGTAGAAAGTTGCTGTAATTTCCGGTGTCTGAAATTCGATTTTTTCCCCTTTTGTCTTGTACTTCTCTCCCGGTACTTCAAATTTGCATTTCAATAACCAGATATATCTGTATCTGCCGCCAGTTTTGGCAGCTCTAAAACCAATAGCCAGAAACGGCGGTTCGTCATCTCCACCAGCCCACACTACCTTGTTTTCGTCTACCAGCTGCCCCAGTACCTCTGCCAGTGTTTCCGGCGTAAGGTCTTTAATCCCCAGTTTTAATGTTCCGTTTGTAAATTCTTTTACGCTCTCGCTTAATGCGTCGTCAGCGTACAAGTCTGCCGTTTCTGTTTTTACAGATAAATCTGCTTCCATTGCCTCTGCCATTTTCTTAGGCGCTCCGTAAGTTTCTGCGCCCTCTGCCTCTGTGCAGACGGCATAGTAAAGGTCTTTTAATCCTAATGTCATTATTTTGTCACTCCTTTAACAATTCGATTGTTATAGGTACTACCCAGTACCCAGTATCACTTTCTTTGGTTTCCGCATCTACGCTATTTATGTAAGCGCCTGCTGCCGTCAATACTTCCAGAGTTTTGTTTAGCTGCGCCTCAAAATCTCCCTTATGGAAAAGCGTAACCCTATACAATTCTCTGCCTGCTACTTCTTTATCGTCAGCGCTCGCCGCTGCTCCTTTCAGCAGCCGCAGAAATGTGTAGTAAGCCGTCGGCTTTTTCTTCCCAGTAAATACGCCTCTTTCCGCTGGCAGTCCTGCACTTTCTAAAATGCTCTGTAAACTATCCATTTGTTTCACGCTCCCATATTTCCAGCTGTGCCTCTACTACTTTCTCCTGTGCTTTCTCATTTGCTACAGTCATATAGGGGCGTGCCTGCTGGCTGCTCGTCCCATATTCCGCTACAAAGCCGATAGTTGCATAACGCACATTGCTTTTGTCCCCTTTTCGGTCGTTTCCGTGCTTTGCCCTGCCATGCGGGTATACCTCTACGTATTTCTCTGTACTTCCACCTTTAACAGCAGTTGCTTTGATTGACTGTATAAAGCCTGCGGTTTCCTCAATCCCCATAGCCTTTGCCTCTGTCTGCTGTGCCTCTATCAGCACCGCAGCACCAGCCTTTAACATTTTAGGCACTGCCTCTACCGTTGCCTGCTCCCTATTTCCAAACGCCTCTATGACAGCCTCTAAGCCCACGGTATTAAATTCTCCCACACTCAAGCCCCCTTTTCCTTATATCGCAAGTCCGTTAGCGTAAGCTCTACCGTGTCGTCGTCAATGTCATACGTCTTAAGCACAAAATAGGCTTTCCCACCCAGTTCTACAGTGTCCTCGCCCTCATAATCTGCCTTATGAACATCACATTTACGCTCTACCACTTTCCCCGTCTGCTGGCTCTTGAAATACTCGTTATAGCCTACTGATTTCATGTTACAAAAAACAGTACGCCTACTTTCTTCGCCCTGCTCTGCAAAGCCGTTACTGTTTACCCTTTTATCTGGCTCTGTCAGTTTTACAAGCGTTAATTCGTCCACCCATTCTGCCATTTTATCCCCCGCTTTCCCCGCCCACGGTGTCCGTTTCGGACACTATCGGCGTGTTGTATTCCTGCGACATAGAAAGCCGCATTTTCAATGTATCGTATGAATTTCTGAATTTTTCCGCATTGTTGTTATAGCCAAATTCAGCCTTACAGTACAGCGTAACGGCTCTGATTATCAGCCCGTCTTTTTCATCAATCCTATTTACTCCGTCGTTTGCAAGGTCTGCTTTGCAGGCGGCTATACAGTCGTTAATTTCTTCTGTAATTTTTTCACTTGTGCTGCTGATACGCAGCGCCGCCCGCATCTTCTCTGTTAATGTTGTGGCATTTGCTGCCATATCCTGCGCCCCGCTTTCTAAAATAAATCTGGGCTACGTTTCCATAGCCCAGATGCTTACTCTTTGATTTTTGCAACCTTTGCTCTTTCCAGAATTGTTGCACGTTCACGGCTTACGGTAAAAACTTCTCCCGGCTCTTTCACTTCGTTTAGTACCTTGTCTAAGTACATAGCTGTTACCTCTACCGTAACCGTTCCGGCTGCCTGCGGTTCGTCGTCCTTTTCCGGCTCTTCCCGCTTGTTTTCCTCGGCATATTCTACCGCCGCCTGCTCCGCTGCCTCTTTTTCCTCTTCTGTCAGCTCGCTTTCGTCTGGTATCTCTACCTCAACCTCTGCGCAACGTTCCGCAAGTTCTTTGATTGTCCCCTCTGTACTTACGCCCAGCTCTTTCGCAAGTTTCTGCAAATCTGCCTTCTTGCATTTTTCCAGCTCTTTAACATCTAAATGCCCTTTCATAAATATCCACCTTTCTTACGCACTTCTCCCCATGCAGATAGTAACAAGGCTATTTTTATCAACTACCTTTCCGTCCACAAGCATAATGCCCTTTGTTACTTTGTCGTCTGTGTCGTTGTCCTCGTACTTCTTTACGCCCATTGCATAGTTGGTGTTAAGTACATAGTCCTTAAAGTTGAAAAGGAACGCAAACGCTGTATTCTCTGCTGCTCCGGCGCTGTATGTGGTCACATAATCGCAGCACACTACCTGTCTGCCCAGCAAAAAGCGCTCCGGCTTTCCTGCAATACCGTAGTTTACTCTGCCGATAGGCTGCCCGTTGCTGTCGGTCAGTCCGTAATACTGCATGAAAGTGTTTTTACTCATACACCATACTGCCCCGTTTTCGTATGCCTGCGGTAATGCTGCCTCTGCTGCGATTAAGTCCGCATAAGCAGGTTTTAAGCTGGTAAGTTTCTGCCCCTCTGCTGGTGTTTCGTTTAAAATTCCTTTCGGTTTTCCGTTTCCGTCGCCGCTGATAATCGCCTGCTCAAGTGCTTTTGTCATAGCCTCTACAATGTTGTTAATCAGCATAGCCTCAAAAGCACTGATTGCCATTGTGTCAACTTCCAGACTTACCGCAACGGCGCAGCGCAGCTTATGATATGCAAAAGTAATCATGCCGTCTTTTGTAGCGGTAAATTTCTGCTTGTCGCTGCTTTTTCCCTCTGCTACCCATGTTGCAGTAGGCTTAACCGTAGACACCGGGATAGCCACGCCGCCCTTGTATGCAGTTCTGGTTACAAGCGCCAAAATCATTCCCGTACTTTCTAACTTCTGCACAATCTGGTTCAGCACCGTTGTGGGAATTGTTGCGCCTACGTCCGTTGTGCTGCTCACTGCATCTGCTCTGTACTCTGCCGGAATAGCTGCACCACGGCATACATAACGCATAAATGCCTTTCTGTATTCCATACTGCCGTACTTGTCGCCGTCGTCGCCCTCTCCGGCTGCACCGCTAAAATTCCTAAGTACTCTCGGTGCTGCTCCCTCGCCGCCCTGTCCGTCGTCAATCGATTCTCCTGCCGCAATTCTGGCAAGCAGATTATTTCTTCTCTCTGCCTGCTCCAAAATCTGCGTGCGCTCTTCCTGCAAGTCTGTTACCTCTGTTTCCAGTGCTGTAATTTCCTCTGCGGTCAACTCTGCCGCTCTGGTGTTCAGCTCGTTTCTAATCTGGGCTAATCTTGCCTCAATTTCTTTTAATCTCATGGTTTCTGTTCTCCTTTTTTTGTGTTATAAATTCGCTCTAATCTTTAGTAGTGCTACCCGTCTGTTAAGCAACTCCTGCCGTTCTGCCTCATAACTCCTATGTGCAAAATTACGGGCGCTTATTTCAGTATCCCCGTTTGCTGGTATGCTCACTGCGGATACGTCATAAACCTTTTTTATTTTTAAAATTGTCCTTGTACGTGTTACTCTGTCGTATGTTTCCTCTGCCACGGTAAACGCCCATGACATTTTAGTAATCATGCCTGCGTCAATATCCTGATATAACCCACGGGCTAAGTCTGTCTTTCCTAAGTCAGCCGCCACTAAAAGCCCTTTATGGTCTGGCACTAAAATAAGCGTCTTATTTGACTGTCTGGCAAACACTCTGCCTGCATGGTCGTACTGCATAATAACATCACTCATGTCTGCGCCGTCCAGTGCGTGTGCGTCTATCCTTTCGTAAAACTTTGTCCCGTCCTCAAATTCATAAAGCAGATACGGCTTGTCAAAAGTTGTAGCATATCCCTCTACGTAATACTCTGTGTCTATTCTTTTTGCTGCTGCCTGCGCAGTCAATGGCGCTGCCAGCGCCCTATATTCCCGCTCTTTCTTAATCGGCATTGTTTACACCCTCTTTCTGTTTCCCGTCGTCTGGCGGCTCTTTCGGCTCGCCCTCTGTCGGTTCTTTTCCCTTTCCGTCGTCTGTCCCCTGCTGCCCCGCCTGCGGTACTTGCTGTATGATAATCTTCGGCTCTTTGTTACTGTTGTTCAGCTCGCTTACTTCCGTGTATTCCTTTCGGATATAATACTTTTCCCCGTCCTCTACGTGTGCCATATTCCATATATCCATTACGCCGTTACGGTTCAGCAGCGCACGGTCAAAAAGCTGTGTGCTTACTTGCAGCTTTGTTGCATTGCTGGCATATTGCAGGCGGTTTGCAGAAAAAGTAATAGCATTTCCGCACGCTATCTCTCTGTCTGAAAATGTCATGTTTGACATAACAAGGGAAAGCTGGATTGCAAACGGTTCTATCTTTCCCTCGTAATATGCGTTCCACGTTTCCTCATTGAATTTGTTTTGCAAAATATCCATGTTAGTACCAAAATGCGTGCATACATTTTCTTGTATATTCTGCATCTGCAATGCGTTTGGCGTGTATGGCTTGCTTTCTACTTGTTTCAGCTCCGAAAACTTATTATCATAAATAATCATTCCGCTGTCATTGTCGGCGCTTAAATTGTCCTCGGTAAACCGTTCCCGCTCTTTCTTAATATCCTCTGGTTTCAGCATATTTGCCACCTTTGCCAGAAAGCGGATATTTGCAGAGTTTTTGACGGCATTTATAATGCCCTCATTCTGCGTATGTATCAGCTGCATAGTCGGCTTAAGCGTGCGGTTATCCTCTCCGAAAAGGTCGTCTGTGTACTCAAAGTCTGTTATGATACCTACTTTTTCAAACTCAATAGCCCCATGCTCCCCATTTGCAAACAGATACCGCAAGTAAACCTGTCCTTTTACCTCTACCACCTCGCAGCGTTCCGCACGCAGCGGATACCAGCCGCATAGCCTGCCTATTTTGTCCTCGATAGGTACAATAAAAGCGGTATGCTCTACTGCTACGTAGGTCGCAAGCCGCTTAATAAACTTTGTAGTATCCATGAAATAGTTAGGCTTATGCTGTAATGTTTTTTCCAGATGCTTAAGGGCGCTGCCCGTAATCTCCGGCTTTAATTTGCTGCAATGTGTAGCAAAATTATTTACTGCTGTCCTCGTCAAGTCCATTTCGTATACACCGCCGCTATAGCTGGTAAACGTAGGGCTGTACCCGTTCAGCATCTTAAAATAGCTGTCAATATATCGCAGCTCTTTCCCATGAAAAAGATAATCTAAGAATTTGATACCGTTCACTCTCCTTTCTATGCGGCGTTTTTCAGCAGCTCGCCGCACTCTTCCCAGTATTTCTGCCGTACCGTCATTGCATCAATAACAGATACGAAACCGTCAATGTGCGCCCGCTGCTCTATCTTAATCGGTCTGAATTTCCTTGTTTCCATATTGTGCTTAAGCGCTACGTTTAAAAAATGTGTCTTTAGTAAATTGTTGTCGGCAATCTTAAAATTGCCGTCCTTTATGATGCCCTCAAACTCACGGATAACTGGCGTAAGGTTTTCGCCCTGGTATACGTCGTCCATGTGGAAACCGTAATTTGCCATATCGGTAATAAGGTACTGTGCGCTATATCGGTCGTAGCCAATCTTAAGCGGTCGTATTCCGTATACTTCCAGCAGCATAGTAAACCAGTTGTAAACGTCGTGATAGTCTACGTAGTTCTCGCCGCTTAAAGTAATCAGCCCCTTTTTAACAAATATGTCATAAGGCACGCCGTCCGTCGCCTGCAAGTGTTCAATTCTTCCCCGTGGCATAAAGAATTGAGTAAACGCATATAGCTTACCCTCTTTCTCAATTACCACGCTTGCTGCGGTCAAGTCTGTTGTCTGGCTTAAGTCAATGCCGCCCACGGCGTAACAGTCCCTAAAGTCCTCTAAGGTCTTTTCAACGCCTGCGCCGTCTACTGTCGTATATTCCAGCCATGCAATAGAGCTGTTCTGCTTAATATTGCAATACTTCGTCAGAAACTCTGCTTTCTTGCTTAAGCTGCCCTCTGCTACGGCTATTTCATCAACGAAAAAGCTTTCTTTTACGGAAACGCCCATGTTAGGGTTAGCCTTTTTCAGCTCGTCCAAATCGTTCCACTTTTCCACGTCGTCAATCATGTAGAGGAACGGTAAAAGCCTACGCTCTTTGCTGTTGCCCTTTAAAAAGCTGGTACTGCGTTTCATCAGTTCGTCATAAATACTGTCGTTGATATATCCAGCTGTACTGATACTCAAAATCATAGGCTGGGTACGTGCGCCTAAAGCAGATTTCATAACCTCATACTGCTTAAGTCCAGCGTCCCCGCTCCATGCCGCCATTTCATCACATACCACCAGCTGCGGGTTAAAACCGTCTGATTTCTTGGCATTGAAAGCAATCGGTTTTACAAACGTGTTGCTTTCCTCAATGTAAATATCACTGCGGCGTTTCTTCGCCAGCTCTTCAAGCTCCGGCTCTGCCAGTACCATTTTATGAAAGCCGTCGTATACAAGCGCTGCTTGGTCTAGCTTTGGTGCTAAACAGTAAATTTCCTGCCCGTATTCCGGCTCTAAAAATGCCATGTATGCAATTATCGCAGACGCAAATAAACTCTTGCCGTTTTTTCTGCCGATAACTATAAATATTTCTCGGAAAATGCGTATTTTTTCCTCGTCTTGTACCCCAAAAATAACAGAAACTATAGCCTTTTGCCATAGTTCCAGTTTCAATAAATCATTGCGCCCCTTGCTGTGGTGGCAAAAATTCTCAATGAATTTAATAGCCTTATTTGCAGCTTTCGCATTAAAAAAATACTCCTGCTTTTCCAGTGCGTCCACAATGATTTTATATATCTGTTTTATCCATTTCCCCGCTATTATTTCGCCGCTTGTAATCTTTGCGTGGTACTCATAGATATAATTTTTATACGGTATCACTCCGGGCTATTCTTCCCGCAGTGCCGCCAGTCTGCTTGCTTTCCGCTTTGCTGCTGGCACTAATTCTGTCAGCTGCTTAATGATTGCTGCATAGTTCTTGCTTAAGGCTATGTAAGTTTCTGCCTCTGGGCTTTTCTTTGTTCCCCACTGGTTCTGCCCGTTCTGGTATTCGCTTGTCCAGCCGTCTTTTTCTATCATTGCCTGCAAGTCGTCCAGCTCAACACTCATAAAAGCAGCCTTTTCTATCAGCGGCGTTACTAACTTCTTTTTGTTTTCGTCTAAGTCTTTAAAAATTCCTTTAAGTCTGGTCTTTTCTGCTTTTATCCTCTGTTCTTTTGTCTTTTCTTTCCTTGTTGCCATTCTTTTACCCCGCTTTCAGTTCCTCTGCCCCATACCACACCCCCTACACCACGCCTGCGCACGCCCGTAGGGTAATTTTAGGG